TGACCACCTAGACGCATTTCGGGCCTGTGACCACCTCTGTGACATCCGACCATATTGGCATCCATCATTCCGCTCGCTTGACCCAACAGCGGTATTGTTTGCCTGCCAGATCGCGGGTTACGCGCCGCTTCCAGCCCTCGTTTTTGAGGATGTCGGCGACTCGCATCTGCGTGCGTCGGTCGTGTCGCTCTCGGGGGATTTGCAAGCAATCGCCCAGGATCGCCGGCACCGTGCATTCCAGTCTGCCCGTCAGATAGGACGCGATGGCGTCCGTCCATGCATCTTCCAGCATGCGCTCCTCTTGGACACGCGAGGCGCGTTCGCGAACATCATCCTCGTGCAGCCAGATTGCTTCGCCGCTGGCCTCGCGTGCGGCCGCTTCCGCCCAGAGTTGATCGCGGTTGGCTCGCACCCATTCGTGATCAGCGAATTTGCAGGCGACCGGCCAGATGCGCCGGTTGCCACTGCTATCGCGTAGATAATCAGTATCGTTGGTGGTGCCGATGAGAACGCCCTGACGTGGGCGTTCCACATAAGCTTTGCCATAGGGGGGGCGGTAGCGGTCCGTAGAGCGCGACAGGAACGCCTTGATGACCTCGACCTCGGAGCGAATCAGTTGCTGGATTTCCGCGAATTCGAGCACCCAGATTCCGAGTAGCGCCATCGCCGCATCGCGACTGGCGAGCTGGTCGGGGATGGCATCCGAAAACCATGCCGTCCCGAACAGTTCGCGACACACAGTTGATTTTCCGATTCCTTGCGGCCCCTCCAGCACCGGCATGTGATCGAATTTGCAGCCGGGCTGGCGAATGCGGCGGACGGCGGCGATGAGGAACTTGGCGCCAATGGCGCTGTGATAGTCATCATCGGTGCAGCCGAAAGCATGGAACAGCCAGTGGTCAATGCGCGACTTGCTGTCCCATTTCAGCGCAGCGAGATAGTCGCGGACTGGATGAAAGCGATTACGGGCGGCTGCGGCGATCATGCCAGATTCGACATCCAGCCTAGGAGCCTTCATTTTCCAGACGCGTTGAATATACGCCTGCACCAAAGACACATCCTCGCTTCCCCATGGACGAGGATACGGCCCCGGCAACGGCATTTCTCCGTCCTCCATGAGGGGAGGAGAACGCAACAGCAGATGCTGCGACGTGAATTCGTCGAAACCGAACATCGTCGCGAATGGCGGATCGTGGGCGAGTATCACCAGCATATTCGCCATGGTCGAGTGCGGAGCACCCTTATCGTTCCGCGAAAGCATCGCCATGACACGATGGACACCGTTGGATTTCCCATCGCCCCCCTTGGCGAACAGGTCCACGACCTCACCCACGCGCTCGGTTGGATCGTCCATCAGCGGCTTCCCCATGATGCCTCCACCGGCTTGCGGAAGCCGCTCCGAAATGCGCTTTGGAGCGTGGCTTTGATCTCGGGATGCGGCAGCCCGACATGGCGCCCGGCCGCATAGAGCGCGTCGAGCGCCTCGGTTTCCCCGAGCAGCCCGGCGGCGACATACCGCGCGACGGCATAGCTCTGCCGATTGAGAGCATCGTTTCGACCGCCCTCACCGGCCTGATGCACGCGGCCTATGGCGCGGATCAGCGCGGCGCGAGCGCGGTCGGTGGTCGGGATGAATGGTCGGCGCGGCATCGGCGGCTCGGGAGGCGGCTTGACCGCATCGAGTAGCCATTGCGGCGCATCGGGCGGCGACACGTCCCACGGGGCCAGCAGCCAGCGGTAGGGACGACGTGTCCGATGATGGATCGAGGGGGGCACGGTGATCGACAGTCGGCCGCGCCGGGGATCGATGCCCGCCGCCGGCGTTCCTGTCTTCCCGCTGATAGGCTCGCCACTGTGGCGAAAAAAAAGCGCCAGGCCGCCGCCACCGCTGCGGATCATCGGACGAGGAGGCAACGGACGGCCAGCACAGAGCGCCGTGAATGCCGCGATGCCGTCCGCACTGTGATCATCGCCGGCCGCATCCAGGTCGAGCGCCCAGATGCCGCTACCCTGCATTACCACGCGCCAATTGCATTTCGGGTATTCAGCCGCCCATCGCGCCAGTTGATCCAGATCGTGGGCTGCGACCTCGGACGCACCCTTGAAGCACGCGGCGCGCGAACCCGGTGCGGCGCTGGCCGGGTAGAGCCGCCAGCCTAATAGCGCGAGCCGTTCCACGGAATCAGGCAGCATATTTCGCCCCCCATCCCCATGTGTTCGGCCATTCGCGACGCATTTCTCCCAGTCTTGAATCATGCGAAGGGACGATGACGTGCACGATATGCAGGTCGGCAGGAATCGACGCGCGCGCAAGATTGAGGAGCGCCTTCGCCTGTCGCACCACGCCGAAAACGGTGTGGATACGTGGCTTGATCTCGAACAGACTAACCGTAGTCAGCAGGTTGACAGTCAGTATCTCGGCGGCATCGGCATACGCGACGATTTGACCGCGTCGGAGGATCGGCATTTCTCCCTCCACGACGCGATGCACGATGGCGTTCGCTGGAATGACGCGGATTGGACGTGCTCGCAGAAATTCCAGAAACTGCGACTGCATGCCATCGTGACCAGCATCGCGATGATAGGCTCTATCGTGCGCCGCGCTCGGGGTGATCGGCCGGATTTCCATCACCCGCTCCTCACCTTGCTGCCCAGCCGTGCCGAGAAATCCTCGAACTCCTCATCCGAGACCGGCCCCGCCTCGGCCTGGATGCCGGCCGGCCCAGCTTTCCATCCTCGCACCAGCCACGGCGTCCCATCGATCGTGAGCCGGCCGGAGTAGCCGTCAGGCCCCGCTGTGAGCGTCACGGTCAGATCGCCCCAGGCGTCGCCTGATGCGTCGTGGCGGCACTCGGCGCGCAGGATGCCGGGAGCGCGCCGCCGGTTGCGGATTGTCCAGGCCACGGTGCCGATGCGCAGTTGGTCGCCGGTGATGCGCAGCGGGCGGTAGTCCTCCTCGCGGGGCGGGATTTCGGCCATCAAAACAATGTCCTCGTCCGCATGGCTTCGACGCGCGCGACCTGCCGCGGGGTCGGCTTTGCGGTGTGGCGCGCGGACGAGCGCGGCTTCTTGACCGCACCGGCCCCAGCAAGACATGCGTCATGATGCATCGCCGCGATCCGTGCCGATGGGGCGAGCGGCATCCCATCCGCCACCAAAAACTCGTAGATCGCCTCGATAGATTTGCAGATGGCGTAGGCGTGCCCGTTGGCCAGCAGCCCGCGCTCGCGCACCTTCTGCGCCTCGGATTGCGCGCTGTTGACCTTCAGTTCAATGGCGCGGATGCGCTGACCATAGATAATCTGGCAGTCCTCAACACCGTTTTTCAGCCCCTGCGCCTTGAGCCGCTGTGCCGTGCGCATCCGCTGCTGGGCGTCGCCGGAATAGACGACGCCCTTGTCGATCGCCGTCCAGATCGCGCCCGGCGGCAGATGCGCATCGAGAAACATCCGGGCGCGGGACTGGAGGGCGGCTTCGGGTTTCATCGGGCTACATTCCGAGCGCGCGGCGGTACACGTCGAGCAACGACTCCTGCTCCTCCACCTCTGCCGGCTCCTGCTGACGGATGCGGATCAACTGGCGAATCACTTTGATCACGAATCCCGCCGACTTTGCCTCAGCGAAGATGTCCTTGATGTCGGATGCGAGCGCGGCCTTTTCCTCGTTCAATCTTTCGATCCGCTCCACCAGGCTGCGCAGCCGATCGGCGGCCAGCGGTTCCTCCGCGATGTTGTGACCCATCTCGCTCATGCTCGATTGCTCCGGTGATAGGTGACGCGGCGCACGTACCCGAGCGCGGCGAGAACCTTGTCTGGGATATCGCGCCGGGCCATCAACACGTCGCAGAGATATTGCGGCGAGATGCCGATCTGCCGCGCCCATGCCTGCTGACTGCCGGCGCGCTCGATGTGCTTACGCATTTCGGCGTATATCGTGGAGAGATCAGCCATGTCGCCGCCTCCACCACAGCGCCACCAGTGCCGCGCTGAACAGGGCCGAACTGGCCGGCTCCGGCACCACCTGGACCGGCACCGGCTGGCGCTCGGCGAGCGGCGGCAGGCCATGCCAGATCGGCACCGGCTCGCGCGGCAGCGGCGCATCGGCGGGGATGCCGAGCCATGCCGGGGGCAGCTGCTGTCCGAGCTTGTAGCCGCCGACCGATGCGCCCCCGGCGCAGGCGACGATCAGCACCATCTGCGCGGCGCGACGGGCTTTGACCTGCGCGGCGGTGTAGCGGATCACCGGGCCGTCGGGGCTGTGCGGCCAGACGCGGCGGACCCAGCGGGGGCATGGGGGCATGATCAATCTGCCGCTTCGGCGGCGAAGCTAAACAGCGTGAGCGCGGATCGCTCAGCCAGATGCAGATGCCGCACGGCCTGCGCGAAATATTCTCGCTTCAACTCGACCCCGACAAACCGGCGTCCGTTTTTCAGCGCGCCCCACCCTTCGGAGCCGACGCCCATGAACGGCGACAAAACGATGTCGCCGGGGTTGCTCCACAGAAACAGCGCGTTTTCGATCACGTCCAGTTGGAGCGGACAAAGATGCCGCTCGTCTTCCTCCCCTTTCGGCAGCGGAATGCCGGTCACGTTGCTGTTGTTGATCGTGTAGGTCTGCCGGATATCCATCCACACCGGCGATGCCAGTTTCTGCCACCGCTCGACGGGCAATTCCGTGCGATTGTGTCCTACCGGCTCCGTGTTCTCGCCTGGCGCGCGAAACACCAGCAGATAGTCCGGCATCCCGACGCGGGACTTGGTGCTGTCTTTCAGCACCTGCTTGTGCAGCAGCCCGAGCGCCTTGGTGCGGGTCATTTCCACCACCGGATCACGCCAGATCGTCACCCGGCTGTGCAGCGTCCATCCTTCCGCTTCATGAGCGCGGATGATGTCGCCGGAAAAGTCCTTGATGCCGATCCGGCCATCTTTCCATTTGGTGTAGGGAAGATCGGAGCAATGCACGGCGGACAACCGGCCGGGCATAGTCACGCGCGTCATCTGTTTGACCAGGAACTGATAATGCTCGCGAAACTCATCGTCGCTGGCGCAGTTGCCCATGTCGCACTCGGAATCCGAGTAAACGAAGATCGACGCGAACGGCGGCGAGTAGACGGAAAATCCGATCGAGTGCGCCGGCAGTTGCGAGATCACGTCCACGCAATCGCCGTTGAACGCCTGGAAATTCTCGCCTTGTTCGGAATTTATGCAGCGGACATGATCCACGGTGCAATCCTCACTGTTTTCCCGGGCGTGTAGATTTCCCGAGTTGATTTCACTGCTTTAGACGACCGGCGCATGGCTGCGGCCATCTGGCGTTTCATTTCGGCGTGCCCCGCCGCCTTGG